TGCTCGCTGCTGGTTAACGGTTTGATCGTTGAGGTTTATCCCTGCTCGCGCAAGGCGTGACCTCATCACATAAGCAGTCGCAAGTTGAATCATCAGATTCATATCGGGCTGCTTTGCGATAACACGATCAGTTTCGGCGTTTTTGGGTACGGTCGTTACTACGTCATATTCGCATATGGCGAGAACGTCATCGGGTGACACACTCGGACTTATCTCATAAGCCCAATAAGGGCTTTGAGTAAGGACCAAATATGCCATCCTCCGAAGTTCACTAGTAACGTGAGGTTTCCCAGTGAGTTTTCGCACTAAGTTGGCAGCTTGCGCTGACAACCGTGTTGTTGCTCCTGGACCGAAACGTAGACCTTCTACAAATAAAGAACTACTGAACTCTCCAAGTACCGACCTGACTTTACGACCCGCGAGGCTGAATGCCTCGAGGACGTGGGGTTCAACCCCAACAGGAAGGCTTGAGAGCCGTTCATTAGTTTCCTTATTCGTTACCTCTTGAACATTAAAGTTCTCGAGAGCAACGAGAGAAGGATCGCGTCTATCCTGATTCGAAAGATCACCAGGATATTTCCTGAGTATCTCTTTAAGGAGATACTGATCCCTGAACTCTTCAGCAGTTAAATGCTGAAGATCCGGGAACTCGATGCCACCTAATTCTGCACCGCGTCGTGGATTACATCCAAGACAGCGGCTAAGTTTTCGGTGGAAAACGACAGGATCAACGCTGCTACGTAGCCGAGTATCACTAATACCACGACCTGACATGGAGTCACTCCAATGGGTTTGTGCAGATGTGAGAAGCATTCAATTAAGAATGCCTTTACCCTCAGCGTCTTTGACGTCGGATCTACCATCGAACGGCTTTTAGGCCGCCGGTGAGATACCCTTCGTAATCGCTTCGATTACGTTGGTATCCTGGAACAGTTGACTGGTCATTTCGACCAAATCTTCTGCATCCACGTAGTCCCACGTGTTAGGCACGTTGATGGTCACCTGCACAAGGCCGTAGTCAGGAACACTCGGGACATCAACACCGTTAATAGTCTCGGTGATGAGTCTCGGGTCCTTGAGGTTGAGGCTGACACGTCGAACCTTACTGGTCTGGTCCATACCGATAGAAAGAGATTCGCGACCGATGGCGTTATCCACGTCAAAGTTCACGTAATCTACCTTCTTCGGAGTGACATTGACCGCGGTGAACACGTGATCAACCGGTGTTGCCTGCGAATCAGGCAGTGTGATGGCATCAGCCATGACATTTCCCTATAGTAGGTTAAGGTTATCTCAACTCCTAGAATCGCTTCAGTTGCTGAGCAACTAAAGATACAGCGTCTGCTATTCGCAGGCGAGATATCATGCCATTCAGAAGCTGAGGGTTCAACGCGAGAGTCACATTCGGGTTCACACCGGCATAACGATGCATCTCAAAGATGCTGTTCGTCATTGGTCGACTGTGAACACGATAGGACTTGTCACTCCCCTGACTGAACTGAGCAAACTCAGTCCAGTCTCCCACCAGTGTCTGAGAGCCGGCCAAATATGTCCAGCCCTCTTTCACGGTCCACGCCTCTAGAAAGGTTCCAATATTCAGAAACCAATCAGCGACGAAGGACCATGGCAGCAACTCCCAGATTGTAGGGAGTGGCTGAAGGCCAAGCGCAGAAAGGTAAACGTAGTCTTGATTATTTAAGTAAAAATCAAAACGCGATTTACACAATTCTGCCCCCTCTAACCAATTATGAATCTCATAAGAGGTAGCAGAGGACATCTTATGTTTTGGAATATGGTAGTTATATTTGGTTTTCGACTTAACAAAAAGCCGATACCTCTTATAAGTACCGTTGTCCAATTCTTCGATGAGCTTGACCCCGTTCCAGATGTCTCGATACAACTGAGACCATCCGTAACGCCATTGGAGGTATACAGAGAAGGGGTCGTACTTCTTCAGGAGTTTAGCAATACCGTGGATTTCGCCACGTTTTGCCATCCTTAAGAACGTACGTATGTCGCGTAACGCACCAACGACCATGCGATAAGTCTCACGAGTTTCACCTAGGGTTACCCCTAGGGAAAAGTCGCTGCTATTCAATTTCGCAATAGCACGAGCCTTATCCCAGTTTCGGAGGTTTGTTGCGGCGAGTCCCCCAAGTCTGTTAAAGGGAGTATTCGCGTACGCGTAGGAGTAATGAAAACAGTTCGACGATGAAATTCCAGGAATTGGACAGCGTTCCAACGACGGCGGATTGAACCCACACGTTCCAGACTTCTCATACCATGTATCTTCATACATGAATAGATCGGTCTTGATCGTTTTGGCCCAATACGCCGCTGGTGGACGCCAACCAAACTGGTCTTTCGTCGTATGAACCGAGGCAGTACGGTACTTCCAAGTGCCGATACCTCCTGAAGGATAAGTAGTCGAATAGCTTTCATAATATGGCGTACAAGCCGCATTGCGATAAATGGTGTATGCAACACCAGTTTTCGCAGGGGTTATACGTTCATTTATTAGGCCATGAGACATGCTTACCTCCTCTTACATTACCTGGCAGTTGTGAACTGCCGAGAAGCCCTCCGGGC